GAGGCCAGCCAGCGCCTTGTGTCCACTCTCAGCTTGGCCACTTGCGCCTCTTGAGGCGTGGCCGTGTCTGCAATTTCGAGGGTCTGCTCTGCTAAACTTCGACCACCTCGCGTGCGTGCGCGTGCGAGCAGCTCTCCCCGCTTCGCATCTTTTTCGATCCATTTGTAGAAACCACCGATGCTGATGTCCAGAGACTTAATCACTGAATCGGTTGTTTTCCCTTGTGAGATATGGTCAAAGAGCATAGCCTCACCGCCAAAGGCGTGAATTTTCTTATTGATTCCTGACATCTCTTTGCGCTCGATGGCAGCCTGGTCACGCAGTGTGAGCTGGCGCTCTGCAATGTTGTCAGCCAGTTCACTCAATGTGTTTGCACTCTTCTTTGGTTTGGCCATTCAGATACTCCTCAATTGTTTTGATTGCTTCGGCAGCTGATCTGGCGACCACTGACCGATACCCTTTTGCATTTAACTGCAAACCCACAGCGCTTTGCTTGGCTGAGACCACACCGGCCTTGGTCTTCATTTCCACAAATAGCGCATGAAACCCGTTTTTAGCCTCCAGAACGCAAAGATCAGGCATCCCTGCTAATACCCCTTCACTGTGCAATCTAACGCGCTCTGAGGCCGTTCTATCGCCTCCATTGGGTATTGCTGCAATGATGATGTCCGGATAGAACGCACGAAAGTGTTGCACCACTTTGACCTGGTCAATGTGTTCAATGCTTTTTCTCTTGCGTTTTAAGTCAACCACCATTCCTCGGATTCTACTGCCGAGGCTTTGGCTTGGAACAAGTGGCATCGGTGTTTGACATCGGTCGGGAATGCCGCGAGGCCGGTCTGGCCGCACTGATGCTCGGACCATGTGATGGTTGCCCATCCATTCCTAATCTTTGCCTGGTCAAACATCCACTGCAAAGGTTTTGAGTTGACCTTCCGGTGTCTTTCCATCTGCTCGGCTGGCATGGACTGTCGCTGCTCCACATTTACCGCATTACTGCACTGATGGCAGAAAACGCGCTCATCTTCCACGAATTTCTCTAATTGTGGATAAGCTGTGGATAACTGTTCAACTTCTTGGGCCATCGTTTCTCTCCAAAAACAGTGAAAAGTAATGCGGTATGACCAAAGGAAATCTACCGCATTACCGCATTACTTTCGTACCATCCCAAAACACCGAGACTGGCCTGTGGATAAATGGGTCTAAAGACCCCATTTAATCCACAAGACCCAGCCATTGTCTAATCCGGTATACCGCATTACTACCGCATTACTACCGCATTACCGCATTACTTTAATTGCACCCACCCAAAGCCCTCATGGTCCTGTGCAAAGCGCTGGAATATGGCAGCGCCAACTGCCCGTCTTGAGTAGCTTTGGTTGGCTTGTGGCACTGCTTGATAAATCGCTGGCCACTCCAGCTGGTGCATCCCTTGGAGTTCTTTGGGGACAATTGGGCGACCTGGCCCTTTGCGCATAATGACCTGACCATGCTGGTTGATGATGGATTGGACATGGTTGCAGGCTTGGTCACAAATGTCTTGGACTTGCTGTTGTTTCTTATCGCTTTGGCGTTCAGCAGCTGCTTGTCTTCTGTCCTGTTCTGACGACATGGCTGGAATGGCCACCCTGCAAATGATCTCTTGCAGATCACCGGCTGGGGTTATGACTATTTCTGGGAATGTGATGGAGTCGAATTTGATCTCTCTGAATGCTGGCTCATAGCGCGTTTTGGTCAGCTTCAGATACCTCTGGTTATCCTCATCCATGAAAAGCACGCCTGTAAGGGTTGCATCGCCTGTAAATGCACTTGCACCACGGGCCATGGCATCGGAGTCTTGACGGGAGATTGTTTTGTTTGTGTGGGTCAGGATGCAGACTGGCGCTTTTTGCTGAATGAAAATGGTCTGCTTGATGGCGGCAATGTAGGCTCCGACTTCTGAATTGTCATTCTCGTTGTCAATATCCATAGTCGCATTGGCTGTGTCCAAAACTAATAATGGCTTAATGCCATTAACAGTATGGCGCTCAATATTATGTGCAAGCCTTAATAAGTCTTTGACATTAGACCTTCTGGCATCAATAACCACAAACCAGTCATTCAGATTATTGATTCCATAATGCTTTGAATATGCAAATAATGTTCGGATTATCTGGTCACTGTCTTCAGTCACGATGATTGACTTGCGTTTCTTTTTAGCGTGAATCTCGCAGCCTTCCACTGAAAACCCTGCCATGACCATGCACATTGACAGCACTGCTGTGGTCTTACCCACGCCAGGCTGACCGGCCAAGATAAAGAAAGAGTGGGCCATGAATCCTTCGATCAAGTAATCGATGGGGTTGAGGCGGGTCAGGTCTAAGGCAAGCTCTGGCCATGACGGGTCTGGTGCGTCTTCTGTGACTGGCGCATTAATCACCGCGGCAAAGTCTTCCACCGCTGACTTGCGCTCGGTCTGCTTTGTTGGCGGCTCATAGCCACAGTCCTTGGCGTGCTTGAAGAGTGTGCCAAGCCCCACACCTTTGCCTTGATGAAAGCTCTTCCAGTGGGTCTCAATGTCTTTTGTGCCGGCAAACTTGGCGCCAGCCATGGACCACTGCATCCATGGGCCGAGACCAGCCTCTCCGAATTCGGTATGTAGCGCCTGGCCAAGCTCGATCCACTGGCAGTAATCGCAGTCTGGGCTGATATGGTGCAAAGCCTTGACGGCACGATCAAGATCGCTGTCTTCAAGCCTTGAACCTAATTGGGTGAAGTCAAATGACTGGCTTGGTGGTGCTGGCTTTGGCTCTTGCAGCTGGTGCTGCTCGATGATGCCCCAGTCTTGCAGTAGGGCATAAAGGTCCACGGCCTCTTGGAATTCACCGACCACCGCATTGCCACTGAGTAGCACTGACTTGCCTGCACTGTTTGGTAGGCCAAATACTTCCAGTTCCTGACCACCGCCCAGCTTGTACTTCGGTAAAACTTGGTCAGATTCTTTGGGTGGTTGGACCCATAAGAAGACATGACGGCCACGGCCTGAGACAGAGACCTCGGTCAGCATCTTGTGCTGCTTGACATACTTGGCCATGCGCTGGATGGCCACATTGGTGGGTCCTGATGCGTGCTTCATGTCTACATCTAGGCAAACCAAATAGTTCCCTGATGCGCTGATGATGGGGCGCTGCTGGACTAGGCCAAGATATTGGCCATGTGGGGCGCCCTCCATGGTCCAGACGTCTTCAGCGTTGTACAGATCGCTTGGGTCTGTATCCCGTGCCACGCCTTGGCCGCTTCGCTTGTAAGGAATCTTTTTAGACCCTTGCAGGGCAAAGGTGCAAAACACGGCATCAGGGGCGACAGCGCCAATCTTGCAGGCCACTTGCTGGGACTGGCTGAATGTATCTGGCAGGGGTGTTTCAGTTATAGTTGGCACTGAAATTCCTTTAAGTTGGGGTTTCATTTTGTGAGTTGCCTTGAGTTGAATTTGCCCTGGTCAGAGTTTGCGCTTGGACCAGGGCTTTCTTTTTGGGGCAGGGATTGGATTCTATTCCTTGGATTTTTCTTTGACTAGAGAAGCCGCAGCCTGTTTCTCACCGACTAGGTCTTCGCTCACTTCGACACCGAGTTTTAAGACAGCACTGGGCGACTTCAGCTCCCAGACCTTTAAGTTGTCTTTGAATGCTTCCATGACCAGTGCTTCGTCTTTCCAGAATTTTGTCTTACGGCCTGCGCGCATGGTCCAGCCGGTGATTGCTTGGCCATTGGCCAATTGCTCTTTGGCAGCAGACTGCACTGCATCGGCCCATGCGGTCACCAGAGCTGCGTCATCGAGCATCTCAGGGGTAACAGTGGTGTCTGGCTTGAAATCGCTCCTAGCAGTCTCTTGGACCTTCTCACGCATGGATGGGCAGATGGTCTTGGCTTTGCAGTACCGGCAGGCATCTGGGCTTGGCCTTGTTGGTGCATCGCCTGAGAGCGCCAGCTCGGCTGCCGACAGCAAGCGCCTGCCATGCAGCTCCAAATAGTTGCCAGACACTGTCCACTTGCTGTGGCCGACACGGGGCTGATAGATGTGCATGGTGCATTCGATGGTGCTTGGCGCCTTGAGCTGACGCATAGCTCCCAATGCATAGGTCAGCAGCTGCTTGTTCTCATTTGCGTCAACGGCCACACGGCCAGTCTTCAGATCAATGACATGGAGGTGGTTGCCATCGACTAGGATGGCATCAGCCGTGCCACCAAGCGCTGGGTGCAGGGACTTTAGACCCTCATCGAGATTGACTTCGATGAGCTTTTTGCGCGGATTCTCGACCAGAGTGTTGACAAAGTCGGCATACCCTTGGGCCATGGACAGGTGGTCAGGATCAGTGCCAGCAGGCACTTCCTTGCCAGACAGAATCATTTCTGACAGCTCATGGATGGCTGTGCCTATGGCAGCCGCCTCGCCTGCCGGCTCGTAGGGCATGAGGGATTCGAGGCGATAAGAGCCTGGGCATTGCATGAATCTGTCTGTGCGGGATGCTGAGAGGCGAGCGTGTTTTCGGGTTTCGTGTTGCATGGTTTCTCCTGGTTAAATTTTTGTAAATTTGCTTAAAACAAATGACCAAACCGCACCACCGGATACCTTGGCAATAAACTGAAGTGCAATAATTTCTGGCATCAAAACACCAAATGCAATTGTTGGGAAAAGTAGAGAGTCAACGGCAGCGCCAGCAGTATTTGAGACATTTGCTCGTTTAATCCATGAGCCTGTGGTTTTTACAAAAACTGCCCAATCTACCAAAGCCGCCACCAAGAATGACACCGCAGAAGCTACCGCAATCATTCCTGCCGCAGGGTTTAGCAAATAGGTCAAAGCACCTGTTCCCAATATCAAGCCACCCATTTGCCATGTTTTGAGTCGAACATGAAGCCAATCTCTCAGCGTCAGATCAAGTCCAATCAGTAAAAATGCGTTTATTGGGCTGATTGCTGGCCCAAATGTAGCCACTAAAAGGTTTGCGGCAACCATTGCCACAGCATATGCAAATAAAGCAAAAATCATAAAAGTGTTTCCTGTAAAGGTTTTTGTTCCCAAAGACTTGGGGGGTTGGTTGAATCAATTCTTTTTGCCATGCAACCGGCACAAACAATGCCTTCAGCATGGTGTAGTGCAACATTGGTTGAATCTGCGCTTGCTAAAGGCCAAGGGCCACTTGATAGTCCCAGCATCCTTAATCCATGAATCCAAGGCAGTTTGCCAAATGTTTTAGTTAAAGCATTAAAAGCCTCATCCATTTTTCCCGACCATTTAGGTGTTCCGATTTGCCAATACTCGCCACTTGACCCGAAACAAACTCTGCCCCATGTATCTGATAATTCCAAAAGATATGGAATTGGCATACCTAAATGCCAAACTGGAATTCCAAATTCTTTGCGAAAAGGCCAAGTCTTTACCATTTCTTTTTGTTGTTCGACAGTGCCATCAATCACATCAGGCACAACCGCCCAATGTGGATGGGCCAATAATGGGTCAACCCACTCATAAAACCCATTGATGTCAAATTTGTATCCACGGGTTTTGGCACTAAATGCCCCGTTGTCTAACATCAGACTTTGCCCTATAGATAAACAACGATGCAAGTCTCTTGGGTCTGCGTAGGATATGCAAAAGTGTTTTCCACCCATTGTTTCTATAACTTTTTTGGGGGTGATTGGTGTGCCGTGATAATGAATCATGTTAAATAATTTGATTAACGACATTCATTTTCTTCAAGACCTTGGCCAAGACATTGTGGTCCAGACTGGCTTTGATGGTCAGAATGTAGATGACGGGTGGAATGCCTGACTTGTTAATGTTCTCGACCCTGCTTGATGCCTGCTCCAGTGCCGAGGTGGACCAAGTGCATTCGACAAAGACAATCGTGTCGGCAGCCGATAGGTCCACACCTTCAGACATGGCGGCAATGTTGCCAATGATGCATTTGGTCTGGCCATCTTGGAATTGTGAAATGGCCTTGTCGCGCTTGGCCCGTGATGTATCACCCACCACTGTCACTGGCTTGTGGACCATGAGCAGTTTCTCCAGCTCGGCCACCACATCCTTGTGGTGCGCAAAGACCACTACCGGCTCATTGGACTGGAGCAAGTCATCGATGAATTCACTGGCGGCCTTGACCTTGCGCATTCCGGCCTCGCGCATGATCTCGGCCAGACCCTCAAAAGCCAGCAAGGCATTGGGGTTTGCCATCAAGGCATCGGCATCAAAGGCTTGCTCGCGTTTGTCGTTGGGTAGGTCAAAGGTGATCAGGCTGACCTGTGGCTCTTTGTAGTCTTTGAAGATGTTTTCTTTTTTGCGTCTCAGGACATGGGGCAGCATGAGCGCCTTGAGTTCTGGCAGATTTGACGCGCCTGATGTGTCCAAGCCCCAAGGGGCTGACCACATCTTTGCGTAACTGGCCGCAAAGTCAAACCAGCCGCCTCTGTAAATGCCAAGGCCGTGCAAGATGGGCCACAGCTCGATGGGCCTGTTTGGGATGGGTGTGCCACTCAAGGCATAGACATGGTCCACTTTCTTCATGGCCAGCATTGCAGCCTTCGTTCTTTGCGCCTTTGGATTCTTGATTCTGTGGCACTCATCCAAAACTAGAGTGTTATATCTGTCCACATTCGTTTGTGCGTATTGCAAAACATCATAGTTAATGATGGTCACATCGGCTGAATTTACCTGTGAAGCCTCGCGTTTTCCATTGACCACATTCACTGAGACATTGGGCGCGAGCTTACTGAAAGCCGCCTCCCAGACTGTCTTGGCAATGGCTGGGCAGACGATGAGGGCCGGTAGGTTTTCAAGTGCAGCAGCTGCTGTGGGTAGCGTCTTGCCCACCCGTGGCTGGTCGGCCAGTATGGCCCTGCGCCTGGACAGCAAGAAGAGCTTGGCCTCTTGCTGATGGGGGAATAACTGCATGGTCGTTTCCTTCGTTTTAACTTGCAGGCATCTTAACTGAGATTTGTGCTAAAGTGCAATTTCTGTTTAACGACAGAAACGTAAAAACCTAAACCCTTAAAAGGAAAAAACCATGACCAGAGTCGTAACCGGAAAAGTTCGTTTCTCATATTTCTCAGCATTGACTGCTCGCAAAAATGAGATGAACGGCAAAGAAGAGTTCTCAACGCAAGTGCTTGTCCCAAAGACAGACACCGAGACTGTGAACCAATTGAAAGCGGCAGCCAAGGCCGCATTGACCGCCAAGTTTGGGGACAAGATTCCCAAGACTGTGCGCAATCCCTTGCGTGATGGCGACACTGAAGTGAAATCTGATGGATCACCATTGGGGGCTGAGTATGCTGGCCATTACTTTTTCAACACCAAAAGCACCAACAAGCCTGGTGCAGTGGATGCCCATGGCCATGACATTCTTGGATCACAAGATATTGTCTCTGGCGACTATGGCAGGGTAAGTCTCAATGCCTATGCCTATGACCAGGCAGGCAATAAGGGCGTGTCGTATGGCCTGAACAACATCATGCTTTTGGCCAAGGGTGAGTCTTTGGGTGGTGCAAAGCCTTCAGCGGCATCTGACTTTGGTGTGGTGGCAGGCAAAGGCTCTGCACCAGTGGCCGAGTCAGTCGATAGCGACTGGTGATCTGTCGATCAGTTTCTCAAGCGCCAAGTGCAATTGATTGACTGATGTCCACAATGGCTC